GCCGGCCGAGATTTTGAAGATACTCTGGCGCAGCTACAAGCAGAAAACGAATTATTAAAGCAGTACGGTATAGCCGTCGAACAAGTCGAAACCCCAGGGGGGACCAATGACGAACAAGACGATTAAAACAGGCTCTTTGCATCGATCGTTTGATCTATCCAGGGACGCAATTAATGAGGAAGCCAGGACAGTTGAATTGGCTTTTTCAAGCGAGGCACCCGTGCAGCGGTGGTTCGGTGACGAAATCCTGGACCATGACGCCAAATCCATTCGCCTTGGCAGGTTGAATGACGGCGGCCCGGTCCTGGTAGATCACGATGGCACAGATCATGTGGGCGTCGTTGAGTCGGTGGTAATTTCTGGCGACCGGGTGGGCCGGGCACAGGTTCGTTTTGGGAAAAGCGACCGCGCAGAGGAAATTTGGCAAGACGTTAAAGACGGCATNCGNAAGTCTGTAAGTGTGGGCTACCGCATTCACAAAATGGCTTTNGAATCTGAAAAAGACGGCATGGAATCCTACCGGGCAACCGATTGGGANCCATNCGAAATAAGCATGGTGAGCATTCCAGCAGACGCCGGNGTCGGCATTGGCCGNGGCGTTGATGGTGAGCATNAAACCGAAGTAACNAANATTCAAATTAAACAAGTTGAGGNANCCAAAATGGATACNAAAGCACCAGAAGNCNCACCNGTTGTNGANAANACATTTGCAATTGANGATGTAAGAAAAGCCGAATTGGGCCGCATTACTGACATTGAAGCAATTGGCAATCAGCACGGTTTTGAAACCGACGCACGCGCAGCAATCACTAGCGGACAGTCTGCTAATGAGTTTCGCAGTCACGTTTTAAACAATATCAGCAAGCCAGCGCCAGTTGTTTCAACGGACATTGGTTTAACGGAAAAAGAAGTTCGCAATTTCTCCTTTATGCGCGCTATTCACGCATTAGCTAACCCAAGTGATCGTCGCGCACAAGATGCGGCAGCGTTTGAATTTGAAGCGTCACGCGCAGCGGCAGACCAAATGGGCAGAACAGCTCAAGGTTTGTTTGTGCCAACCGAAGTGTTAAAGCGTGATCTAAACGTGGGCACGGCGACGGCCGGCGGTAATACCGTTGCAACCGATCTTCTAGCCAATAGCTTTATTGACAGTTTAGAAAACGCCATGGTTGTTGCCGGTTTAGGCGCGACAATGTTGCGCGACCTCAATGGTAACGTGGCCATCCCGCGTCAAACCAGTGGAGCAACAGCNTATTGGGTTGCGGAATCGGCCGCTGTTACTGAAAGCCAGGCAGCGTTTGACCAGGTATCAATGACACCCAAGACGGTTGGTGCGTTCTCTGACATTAGCCGCAAGTTGTTGCTACAAAGTTCAATTGACATTGAAGGTTTTGTACGCAACGACCTGGCAATGCGTTTGGCAATGGCCATTGACCTATCGGCAATCGCTGGCACTGGTTCTAGCAACCAGCCCACCGGCATTTTAGCCACAACCGGCATTGGCGCGAAAACCTTTGCAGCGGCCGGCAATCCAACATTTGGCGAAATGGTCGATGTTGAAAGCCAGGTTTCGATTGATAACGCTTTGTTTGGCTCTTTGGGCTATGTCTCAACGGCCGCAATGGCGGGTGCCATGAAGCAAAAAGCTAAGGATGCCGGTTCGGGTCAATTCGTAATGGCTAACGGCCAGGTCAATGGTTACAACATGAGCGTCACAAATCAAATGACGGCCAACACCGTTGTATTTGGTAACTGGGCTGATTTGATCATTGGTATGTGGGGCGGCTTGGACATCAACGTCGATACCTCTACTGGTTCAGCGTCAGGCACGGTTCGCGTGGTTTGTTTGCAAGATGTTGATATTGCAGTTCGCCATGCTCAATCGTTCGCCAAAGGCTCTGGTGGTTCTTAAACCCTAGACCCTAGACCCTTGGGCGGGGTAACACCCGCCCATTTTTAACCAGGTAATAATTAACCAGGTGAATATATGAAAGTTAAAATTTTAAACAGTACAGCCGCAAGCGGCAAAGATTTGTTAGCTGGTTCAGTCGCAGAAGTGAGCGACCAGGACGGGCAAACCTTAATTCGTATGGGCAAGGCAGAGGCATATACAGCCACCGAAGCACCAGCGAAAGCAAAGAAAAAGGCATAACCCATGTCTTTTGTTGAGGATTTTGATTCGTTTTTTGATACGGAAGATTTCGCAGTAGATGCGACATTCGGAAGCACAACGATCAATGGAATCTTTGACGAAAGTTTTATGGAAGTGCAGGGCGTGGAAGGTTTTCACCCGGTGTTCACTTGTGCCCAGGCCGATGTTTCAAGCATAGCCCATGGTGACGCGTTGACAATTGGCGGCGTGGTTTATCACGTCCAGGGAGTGCAGCGCGACGGCACTGGTATTGTCTCGCTAATACTTGAGGACCAAACGTAATGCCACACGCACGGCAGCAAATACGCGCCCAGTTGGTGACGACGTTAACCGGCCTAACCACAACCGGCAGCCGGGTTTATGATCGACCTATTTTTGCTTATGACGTGTTACCAGCTTTAACCATTTACGCGGACCGCGATACTGTAAATGAAGATTTAAGCAGCAAGACAAAAAATTGGCACAATCTGCAATTGAGAGTAGAAGCCAGGGCAAAATCTAAGGACGGCGTAGAGGACGTTATTGACACAATATGCGCCGAGATTGAAACCGCCATTTTTGCAGATACCACATTAAATTCCAAAGTCGTGGAAGTAGATTTGGAAGATACACAAATTGAATACAGCGCCGACCAGGAGAAACCAATTGCCCTGGCGACTTTGACATTAACGGCAGTGTATAGAATCGCGCCTGGTGCGCCAAATACTTTGGCAAACTAATGCTATTCAAACCGAACAAAAGTGAGGGTAAAAAATGCTGATGTATAAAAATGGTGAGGTTGTAGACACCCATGCAAGCCAAATCCAAACAATGAAAAACCGCGGCTGGAGCGATAAAGCGCCGGCTGCAAAACCAAAGAAAGTAATCACTAAAACTAAGGAGGCCAACTAAATGGCTAATCATACAGCAACAGTCGGCCTGGTAAAAATCGGGTCCACCACCATCGGCGAATTACGAAGTTATTCACTAAGCGAGAGCGTTGGAACAATTGAAGATACCACCCTGGGTGACGCAGCTAAAACCTACAAAGCCGGGCAGACCACATTTTCTGGCTCTTGCGAAATGTTTTGGGACGAAGCCGACGCTGGCCAAAACGCCGTCACAATTGGCGCGGCCGTCGTGTTAAATCTTTACCCGGAAGCCGATGCAAGTGGCGCAACCTATGCCACCGGCTCAGTTATTGTGACCGAAGTTGGCGTGGCTGGAGCAATTGAGGGAATGGTAGAACAGTCGTTTAGCTTTACAGGCACAGGCGCTCTTACCTGGGGCACTGTTTGATCTTCATGGCTATTCAAAGCTAACAAAATTAGTGCGGTGGCATAGCATTTTGCTAAAAGCGTTTTCCCCGATGCGCGAGCCACCGCCTATTTATATCGGGGTTTATTTAATCGGGGAATTTTTATGAGTAATATTTTAGAGGTAGCAAAGACGCAATTTAGGGACCGCATGAGCGGCAAATTGCAAAGTTCAAATGTGCCCGAATGGGTGGTGGACGGTAAAGAAACCGTCATATTTTATAAGCCATCAATGAATTTTAAGGAACAGGGCGAAGTGCTAAAACTTCACGGTGAAGGAAAGCAAGCCGAAGCCGTGGCCATGACCTTTATTTTAAGGGCAATGGACGAAAACGGAACCAAATTATTTACGCGCTCTAACATGACCGAATTAATGCGAAGCGTGGACCCGGACATTATTAGCCGGGTGGTTTCAGAAATGGGCGGCGACGACCCAGAATTTGAGGATGCAATAAAAAACTAAAACAGGACCATGATTTGAGGTTCGCCATGATGTTGGCCGAACACCTCCACAAAAGCCTGGGGGAAATCATGGACCTGGATACCGACGAAATTATACTTTGGGCAGCGTTTTTGGAATTGAAAAATGGCAAATAAAGATATTAAAATTCAGATAAAAGCGGTCAATAAAACGCGTAGGGCTTTTATGGCTGTTACCGCTGGATTAGGTGGTATCGCCAAAGCCGCATTTTCAATGAAAACGGCCATTGGTTTGGCAGCCGGTGCCCTTGGTATTGGTTTCTTAATCAAACGCTCAATGGATGCAACCGATGAACTGGCCAAAACAGCCAGGGCGATTGGTTTGTCTGTTACTGAATTGCAGCGGTTCCAATATGCCGCTGAACTAGGCGGCGTGGAATCTAGGGCTTTAAACAAAGCCATGCAAAAACTGGCCATAAATATATCCGATGTGGCTGGCGGCACGGGCGAAGCCAAAGACGCTTTTGAACGGTATGGCATTGTTGCTAAAAATGCAGACGGCACGACCAAAAGTGTTTCCGACGTTATGGGCCAGGCGGCAACCGCCTTGGAAACCATGACCAATAAAACCGACAGAGCATCATTTGTATATGACCTATTCGGTGCCAGGGGTGCAAAGGTTATTAACATGCTCCAAGACGGAAAGGCCGCCATGGAAGCCATGAAAGCCGAGGCCGATAGATTGGGCCTGGTAATGTCGGGCGCGCTTATACAAGGCGTTGAGGACGCTAACGACGCGATTTTGCGTTTAACGTCATACCTGGGCAACGTGTTTAACCGGGTGGTTGCATCCCTGGCTCCAATTATTACCGAAGCGACCGACGCTTTGCGTAATTTTGTGGAAATGAAAATTAATGATTCTGGTGGTATAGCTCAATTTTCGCGTGACATTGCCGTNAATATTGTAAAAGCCGCCCGGTCAATTGTTCAGGCATTTGGTGCNATCACCAATTCGATTATCGGTTTTTCTAACGCCATTGGAAGCGTTGANAATGTTTACGAAAAATTGTTCGGTGACAAACAAACAATCACCCAAATTGAGGCATCAATTGCCAGCACGGTTGAGCAACTTGAAATGCTCAAAAATATGAGCAAAGGAAATGATGCTTTAATAGCAGCACAAGCCCCACAAGTCAGAGAATTAGAATTAACAATATTAACTTTAAGAGAATTAATAGCGACCGGGCACGTTTTAGAAACAAATCCGATAACGCCCAAAATTAATGTTTCTGGCACACTAAAAACGCTTGATAATTTGGAAGCCAGGTTATCAAAAATAACCGATAGCAATGTCAGTGGTGATGTGACCACAACCGAAACAACNTTGGTCGATGTGACCGGNACAACCGGCAANGAAAGATTTGCACGCGAGTACGAATTNCAANTAGACCATGANCGACGNATGCTTGAGTTAAANNGAAATCGTTTGGATGCCGAAAATGCAGATAAAAGNGCAGCTTATGGAGTAGCGTTTGAGATGCAAAGAAAATCGTCCCGTATGCTCGAAACCGCACGCAGAAAAGATGCCGACGATTTACGCGACGAAGGGCGGGGCGCGCTTTCATCATTAAGCAGCCATTACAAAGCCGCGTTTGCGCTTAATAAATCCTTTGCTTTAAAAGACGCCATAATCAACACATACAACGGCGTGGCCAAAGCCTTGAATAATCCATTCCCGTTGAATCTAGGTTTTGCAGCGGTTGCCCTGGCAAATGGCATGGCCCAGGTTGCAGCCATTAGGTCCACTCAATTCCGGGCAAATGGTGGACCCATGAGCGCCGGGTCGCCATACATTGTGGGTGAGCGTGGACCCGAATTAGTGGTGCCCAACCAGGCTGCAAACGTGGTCCCTAATGACCAGCTAAGTGGCGGCAATTTCACCATCAATATATCTGCAAATGATACCGCTGGCTTTGATGAATTACTGACCAAACGGCGTGGCACATTAATGAACATAATTAATCAGTCACTAAATGAGCGAGGGAGGCCGGCACTAGCATGAGTTATCCCACAACCCCAAAGTTTAACGCCATAAATCTACAATCGGAAAGCCCGACTTTATTTTCTGAGACAGTCAGCGGCAGGATGCAAAGCCGCAAGATTGGTGGCCAAAAGTGGACCTTCACAGCAACCTATCCACCAATGACCAGGAGCGAATTTAACCCGGTCTTTGCGTATGTCGTTGCCCTGGAAGGTCGCCATGGCGTCTTTACGGTGGTCCCGACAGAAATAAGCACTAGCAGCGGCAACCCCAGTGGCACGGTGACGTGTTCAGCGGCAGCCCTGGGCGCTAAGTCGGTCACAATTGCAGGGCTTACAGGGGCCTTAAAGGCCGGTGACGTGGTTAAGTTCTCAGGGCACACAAAGGTCTATATGTTGACCGCCGACCGCTCTGGCAATGGTGCAATGGCATTTACGCCGGCATTAATAACAGCGGTCACAACCTCAGATACAGTCACTTATTCAAACGTGCCATTTACCGTGCGTTTATCCAATGATGTGCAAGGTTATAAACTGGGCGCTGGTAATTTCTTTAAATATGAAGTCGATTTTGTTGAGGCGCTATCGTGAGCAGACCCATAAATTCCGACACAATAACTGAACTGGCCAAAGATTCGTTTATCACAGCGCACCTGGTAAAGATCGACTTTGAAACCGCTGTTTTTATAACCGAATGCCCACAAGATTTAATTTATTCTGGCGATACTTACAACAGCAGCAGCGCGTTAAAGGGCATTAGCAGCGTCACGGAAACGTCGGAAGTTCAAGTGGGCGCGGTGAGTATTACATTGTCGGGGGTTAGCCAGGAATATATCAGCATTTTATTAAGCCAGACTTATATTGATCGACAGGTAACAATT